GAAGGCGGAAGGTGTGACCGAGATTACATGTGTGGTCGTTCATATCGAAAACCCCGATGATGAAAAGGCGCTGAATGTGGTGCTGAACAAGGCCACCGGTGACTGGGAGCCTGTCGCTCTGGCGGATCTGCTTTCCGAATTGCAGGTGAGCGGCTATGATCTGGGCAGCACGGGCTTTGACGCCGCGGAGGTAGACGATCTCTTCTCCAGCGTCCACAACAAGGACGTGGAGGAAGACGACTTCGACGTGGACGCGGAGCTCCAGAAGCCATGCTTTTCCAAGCCCGGCGACATTTGGCATCTGGGCAGGCACACCGTGATCTGCGGCGATTCCACCCTGCCGGAAACGTATGAACGGCTGCTCGAGGGGAAGCAGGTCAACCTGGTGTGCACGGATCCCCCGTATCTTGTCTCTCTGGAAAGCTCCGTGGGCAAGATCGCCAACGATGACCTGAACGACAAGGATGGGTACGAATTCCTGCTGAAAGCCTTCTCTCGCTTCCATGAAGCGATGGCACAAGACGCCAGCATTTACATCTTCTACGCCACCGCCAAGGCCCGTGTCTTTCATGACGCCTATGAAGACGCCGGCTTCAAAGTCGGCGCGGGCTTGGTCTGGAAAAAGGATCGCCTGGTTCTGACACGCACGGACTGGAAATACAACCATGAGCCGATCATCTGGGGCTGGCGCAAGGATGGCCGGCATCGCTGGTACGGCGATCAGAAGCAGACGACGGTATTCGAGTTCAACCGCATCAAGAACGCGAAGGAAGATGGCTATAATCATCCCTCCTCCAAGCCTGTGCCTCTCATGGCTTATCTGATCGAACAATGTACGCAGACCAACGGCCTGGTGCTGGACGGGTTCCTCGGCTCCGCCTCCACGCTCATGGCCTGCGATCAGCTGGGCCGCACGTGCTTTGGTGTGGAGCTGGAGCCGAAGTTCGTGGATGTCGCCGTCGAGCGATACCACACCGCGGCAGAAAAGCCAGATGAGATTTATGTCGTCCGGGACGGCAAAAGGATTGACTACGAAACTATAAAACAAGCGATGCCCGATGCCGAATAATGACGGCTTTGCCGCAGAAGGAGGTGGGACGGCATGGCAAGAGGACGCAAACCCAAGCCCACGGCCCTCAAGCGGCTGGAAGGCAATCCCGGCAAGCGACCGCTCAATGAACTGGAGCCCGTGCCGCCCACCGTACAGCTGCGCTGCCCCAACTATCTGCTGCCTGAGGCGCGGAAAGAATGGAAACGTCTCGCGCCGATTCTCATGAGCATGGGTCTGCTGACCGCGGCCGACGCGGTTCCCTTCGCGGGCTATTGTCAGGCTTATGCCCGGTGGCGTGAGGCGCAGGACGAAATCACCCGCCACGGCTCCATCTACAAGGACGATGATGGGCGCATCCGGCCTAATCCCTATATCGCTATCGCCAACCAGCAGATGCGGGAAATCAAATCCTTCGCCGCCGATTTTGGTCTGACGCCTTCCAACCGGACCGCCATGATCGCCAACGTCATGTCCGCCGTGAAGCAGAAGGTTGACCCCATGGAGGCTATCCTCATCTCCGACGCTGACAGCGAAGTGGAGATCATAGGCGGCAGCAACTTTGCGGACGAGGAGACGGAATGATGAATTACCAAGTCACAGTCTTATCTAAATGGGGACAGTTTCTGTACAGGGCGGGCTTGCGGTCGAAGTACATCGCGTCCCATGGCTCGCCCAGGGATTTGCGTCAGCTGCATATCGCCTGCCAGAACGCGGAGTTGCTTCTGAAAATGCAGGAAGAAAACAAGCGGTTGTTCGCCGCCGTATCGGATGAACCGCTGACCGCCCAGGGCTGGCGGGAGTTCGCCAAACTGAAAATGCGCATGTATCCGACGCTCCAGCAGTTCATTCAAGATGCCAACCTGTACGAGTGGCCCACGCTGGTCACGGCATTCATCCCTGCGGCCACTGTGTCAGCCGAGCCGGCGGCTGATATTCAGAATGTTCCTACCTCTGAAGAACTCGTTACGGAGAATGTGAATGCCGAATAAAAAACCTGCTTTCCATCCCACCCGCTTCATGCTGCCGACCAGCTACTACGACAAGAAGAAGGCTGACCGCGCCGTGTCCTTCATCCAAGGGCTTAAGCATACGAAGGGCATTTGGTCGGGCAAGCCTTTTCTCCTGTTCCCGTGGCAGGAGCAGATCATCCGGGATATCTATGGGACGATCAAAGAGAACGGCTACCGGCAGTTCAACACAGCATTTGTCGAAATCTGCAAGAAGGCCGGGAAGAGCGAACTGGCGGCTGCCATCGCCCTGTACATGCTCTGCGCCGATCACGAGGAAGGCGCTGAAATCTATGGATGCGCCAACGACCGGCAGCAGGCCAGCATCGTGTTCGACGTGGCGCGGGATATGGTGGTGCAGTCCCCGATCCTCAGACAACGCATCAAGATCATAGAATCGCAAAAGCGCCTGGTATACATGCCCACGAGAAGCATCTACCAGGCGCTTTCAAGTGAAGTGGCAAGCAAATACGGCTACAACGTCCATGCCTGCATTTTTGACGAGCTGCTCGGCCAGAGCAACCGAAAGCTCTATGAGACGATGACCCAGGGTTCCGGCGCGGCGCGAAAACAGCCGCTGAACTTTGTCATCACCACAGCAGGCTCTGACCGGAACAGCATTTGCTTCGAGGTGCATCAGAAGGCCATTGATCTCCTGGAAGGGCGTAAATATGACCCTACTTTCTATCCCGTGGTCTACAGCGCTCCGGATGCGGCGGACTGGACAGACCCGGAGGTCTGGAAAAAGGCCAATCCGTCCCTGGGAAAAACTGTAGACATGGAATACTACGAGGCCCGCTGCCAGAGCGCGAAGGAGAATCCCGCGGAAGAAATCCAGTTCCGGCAATTCCATCTCTGCCAGTGGACCAACACAGCAGTCCGTTGGATGCCTATGGATAAGTGGGACGCTTGCGGGGGCACCTTCTCCGAGGACTCCCTGGAAGGCCGCCCCTGCTTTGCCGGGCTTGACCTGTCCTCCACGAGCGACCTCACCGCTTTCGTGCTTGTTTTTCCACCCCAGGGGGATGATGAGCATTTCCTTGTTCTTCCTCACTTTTGGCTCCCGGAGGACACGCTCCAGTTGAGAGTTCGCCGCGATCACGTCATGTACGATGTGTGGGCGAAACAGAATTACATCCACACCACGGAAGGAAACGTCGTCCACTATGGCTTCATTCAGGAGTTCATCCGCAGGCTGGGCGAACGCTTCAATATCCGCGAGATCGCCTACGACCGCTGGAACGCCAGCATGATGGTCCAGGCTTTGGAGGACGACGGTTTCACCATGATCCCCTTCGGCCAGGGTTTCCGCGACATGAGCAATCCTACCAAGGACCTGATGCGCATGGTGCTGGAAGGAACCATCCGGCACGATGGGAATCCCGTTCTCCGCTGGAACATTGATAATGTGTTCGTCAGGAATGATCCGGCTGGGAACATCAAGATCGACAAGGAAAAGAGCACAGAGAAGGTAGACGGCGTGGTCGCGCTTGTCATGGCCTTGGATCGCGCCTTAAAGAATCAGCACGGCGGCTCCGTATACGATGACCGTTCCCTGCTGATCCTCGGATAGATTGGAGGCCCTCATGCCGAGATCACCAAAACGCCCCTGCCGCTATCCAGGCTGCCCAAATCTGTGTGAAAAAGGCGTTTACTGCGAAGAACACCGGAAGGAACGATCTCCGGATGTCCTGCGCGGAGGCGGGGCCGCTCGCGGATATGACGCCAGGTGGCGGGAAGCGCGAAAGCTCTTTCTCCAGCGCTATCCTCTGTGCGTGAAGTGTCTGGAAGAGAAAAGAATCACCCCGGCAACGGTCGTCGATCATATCGTACCGCACCGGGGTGACCAGAAACTGTTCTGGGATCAGAGCAACTGGCAGCCTCTATGCAAAGAGCACCACGACAAGAAAACGGGAAGCGGGCTGTAATGCCATCCCCAGGATGCGGGGAATCACTTACCTGTATTTTGAACATAAAAGGTTGACCGCCCCGTTCCATAGCGCACAATCTGCTCCGTCTGAACAAGAGATTTCAGCGTCACCGTCACTTCGCGTGGGCTGATCTCCGGACAGAGTTCCATGATCTGCTTTTTGGTGAACCTGCCCTTTATTGTTCTGATCGCCTCAACGACAGCATCAGTGGCGGCAGCCTGCTTTATCTGTTTCTCCATGGATCGGCACCCCCCCGCAAGAATATCATGCTCTTATCGTAGCACACAACTGCTGAAACGAACTATCAGTTGGGAGTGAAATCAAGATGAAAAACCCTTTTTCCGCACTGTTCCATGCCAGAGATAAGCCCAAAGACGCCGTCAGTGGCGCGACCACCTTCTCATTCGGCATGGCCGGATCCGGGAAATCCGTCAACGCCCGCACGGCCATCCAGGTATCAGCTGTTTACGCCTGCGTGCGCGTCATCGCGGAAACGGTCGCTTCGCTGCCCTTCTCCGTGTTCGAGCAGGACAAGACCGGCAGCCGGAAGGCGCTGGATCATCCACTCTACCGCATCCTGCATGACGAGCCGAACCCGGAGATGACATCCTTCGTCTGGCGCGAAGCCATGCTCACGCACCTGCTCCTGTGGGGCAACTCCTACAGCCAGATCCTCCGGGCGGGGCGCGGCAGTATCGTGGGACTGTATCCGCTGCTCCCGGATCACATGGAAGTGGACCGGGACGACAAAGGAAAGCTCACCTACGCCTACAGCACCACGAACGGTCAGACGGTAAAACTCCGCCCGGAAGATGTGCTGCACATTCCTGGTCTGGGCTTTGACGGCATTATGGGCTACAGCCCCATTGCCATTGAGCGCAATGCTGTGGGACTGTCCATCGCAGCGGAGGAATTCGGCGGGAAATTCTTCGGTAACGGCGCGACCCCAAGCGGTATCCTCACGCATCCCAACACCGTAAAAAACCCGAAAGCGCTGCGTGAAAGCTGGATGGAGGCATATGGCGGCAGCAGCAACGCAAACCGCGTGGCCATCCTGGAGGAGGGCATGACCTTCACCCGGATTAGTATGCCCAACAACGAGGCCCAGTTCCTCGAAACCCGCAAATTCCAGGTGGAAGAGATATGTCGCATCTACCGGGTGCCCCCTCACATGATCGCCGATCTGGAGCACGCCACCTTCAGCAATATCGAGCATCAGAGTATCGACTTCGCTGTGCACACCATCCGCCCATGGCTTGTCCGAATCGAACAGGCAATCAACCGGGCCCTTTTCTCCGAAAAAGAGAAGGGGCGTTTTTATTGCCAGTTCAACCTGGATGGCCTCATGCGCGGCTCCTATAAGGAGCGCATGGAGGGCTACAGCATCGCCCGCCAGAACGGCTGGATGTCGGCAAATGACATCCGTCAACTGGAAAACCAGAACCCCATTCCCAAAGAGGATGGAGGCGACGCTCTGCTCGTGAACGGGAATATGATTCCAATTTCCCTGGCCATGCAGGCGCGGGATATTGCCTCTTCCCGGAAAGGACAGGATACCAAATGACTCAACTTACCTTGGGCAGCCTATTTGACGGGATCGCCGGTTTTCCGCTGGCCGGTATCTGGGCAGGCATAAAGCCGGTGTGGGCCTCGGAAATCGAGCCGTTTCCCATCCGCGTCGTCCGGAAACGGCTGCCCGACATGAAACATTACGGCGACATTCACAATCTGAACGGCGCGGAACTGGAACCGGTGGATGTGATCACCTTCGGCAGCCCGTGCCAGGATCTCAGCGTAGCTGGCAAACGGAATGGGCTTGACGGTGCCCGGTCATCCCTTTTCTTCGAAGCCGTCCGCATCATCAGGGAAATGAGGGAAGCAACCAATGGATTATATCCCAAATGGGCTGTGTGGGAAAATGTGCCAGGCGCCCTGTCCTCTTGCGATGGGCAGGATTTCCGCCAGGTTCTTACCGAGCTCGTCCGTATCAAAGAACCCCAGGCAGATGTTCCTTTGCCGGAGAAGTGGCTGTTCGCCGGAGAAATCCTGGGCGACGATTATTCTCTCGCCTGGCGGGTCCTCGACGCCTCGAAAGGTTGGGGAGTCGCACAAAGACGGAAGAGAATATTTCTTGTCCTCGATCTTGCTGGCCAACGTGCCGGAAAGGTACTCTTTGAGTCAGAAGGCCTGTCAGGGTATTCTCCTCCGGGCACAGAAGCGGGGCAAAGAACTCCCGGATGTTCTCAGGAAAGCGCTGGAGCGGCAGGCCCGGCAGTAATCCTCAACGACATGGGCGGTGCGAGAATGAACGTCACCGAGGCTGTAACCGGCACGCTCCGCGCTCAGGAAAAAGGACATCCGCCCATCGTCCTGGATCACTTCAGCTCTGCCGGAGGATTCTGCACCGAGCATTCCGCCGACAGCCGCGGCATCGGGTATGAGGATGAGAAAGCGCCGACGCTCAGGGCGAATGTTGTGCCAGGAGTAGCCATCGAATACAACCCCACGGACAGTCGGATCAAGATCAATGAGGATGGCATCTGCCAGACGCTCTGTCATCGAATGGGCACCGGGGGCAACACGACACCCCTTGCCATGGTGCCCCGCGCTTACGGTATTTGTTCCGATCAATCTGCGGGTATGCTGTCAGATAACCCCAAGGTTGGCTTCTATGAAGCTGATACCGCACGGACACTGGACTGCAGCCCGGATCCTGGATGCCGTCAGGGCGGCATTGCCGTCGTGGAAGAAAAGCCGGCATATACCATGACCACCGGCTCCTTCATGGAAGTGAATAAGGAAGTATCGCCCACCCTCATGGCGAGGGACTACAAAGACGCTCCGCTGGTCGGAGAAGCCCCGGAAGTCGAGTATCTCGTCCGTCGCCTGACGCCGGATGAGTGTTGCCGGCTGCAGGGTTTCCCGGACCGGTGGTGCAAAGACCTGGAAATCCCCTGGCCCACAGAAGAAGATATCTCCTTCTGGACAGATGTGTTTGACGAGTATCAGCGCGCTGTTGGATCAGCCGCCAGGCCCAAAACCCGGCGACAGATCATTCAGTGGCTGATGAAGCCGGGCGCCGATGCCGCGGAATACAAAGCCTACGGCAATTCCGTCTGCGTCTGGTGCGTGCTCTTCGTGCTGGCCGGCATCGTGTGGGCGGAAGAACAAACTGAAACGAACGGAGGTGAAACCAATTGAGAGAAATCATGCTGAACGGCTATATCGACGACGAGGTGTGGTTTGGCGACGAGATTACCC